ATTGAACGTTATGAATATCATCGATCCCTTGCAGATGAGGCAAAGACCACACTCAAGAGGATCTCGGAAAAGAAGAAGCCTGCTTCTCCGCCACAAGAGAAGAAGGAACGTGGTCCTACGATTAAAACACAATGGAAACCAAAGCAAGAGGAGAAAGGAAAGGAGAAAGAAAAAGAGGAGGAAAAACCTGCTCGCTCCCCTGGCCCTTGCCGCAGGAAAGGATGCACGGGAACCTTTAGGCTTCCGGGAGGAAAAACGATGCCCTGTAAGTTTCAACACTCAAAAAATGAATCCATAGTGCCCGGCTCACCTATTGTACCTAATAGCGTCGGGACACCCAAGCACGGAAAAGTGTTCATAGAGCGCGGCGGAAAACAGCACATGAATGCTAACGCTGTGGCCGTTATGTCGAAGGTTTTAACCTGTTCGCATGGAGTAGAGCTCGAGAAAGCCACCCATGTCGAAGTCCAAGATGGTAATGGGCAAGTTGCCACAAACAACTTTGTTTTTAAACCGTATGGAACGAATAACGGAGCTAACAAGGATTTAGCCGTAGCACAAAAGAGCGCCCCGTTTGGAAGAAGTTACAAGCCTGCAATCCCAGAACTTTACGAGGAGATCTGGGTTGTGGGATGGACTCTCGACGGAAAATGGCACGTTTCCCATGGACATGTTGACCCACTTCAGCCCCCGTACGAAGGGCCTGATTATGAAGGTTGCCTCTGTCACACCGCCTCTACGTCACCCTCACTGAGTGGCGCGGCCGTGATGAACAGTAAAGGAAATGTAGTTGGAATTCACAAGGGGGGTGCTGGCGAAAAAGCACCTCGCAACGTCTTCATTCCATTCACCAAACAACATTTGGTGGATTTTGGGATGCAGGGGTTGCATCATCCCCAATAAAAACCTTGATGCCACAACGGGCGCGGGGCCCTGCCTACCCGCTCTACAAGCTTAAACACTCGCAAAAGCTTGTAGATCTGCACCATCAAGTACCCTTAGGATCAAATGAGGATATAGTGCAGATAGACCCCGTGGTAGCAAGAATCCTCAAAGGCAGGTTACCAGTCAAAACGCATGGAATTGTACATCCAACTAAATTTAACGTAGATGTGACACTTGAAAAGAGTGACCGGGTAGAAAAATTTCCCCACGGTTCACCACATGTATTAAAAGCGAAACAGCATTTGTCAAGACATTATGCACATATGCATGGTCGCTGTGGCATTTGTTCCTTTGAAAATTTGTCGTTTGATCCCAATACCTCATCGGGGTATCCTTTCAAAGACAAGAAAAGAGAAATCATCCAGAAGTACGAACAGTACCTGAGATGGTTCTACAGGGACGGATGTCCAGATAGACCAATGCCAATTTATTCTGTCACACCTAAAGTTGAGTATTTGGATAACAATGAAATAGCTAGTGGAAAGATTCGCCTTTTCACCAACCCACCCCTGGATTATCTGATGCTGGAGAAGAAG